AAATCAAGATCAAAAGCCTGTGAACATAACAGGATCTGAATTGCGATTCAAACTGATCAATCTAGCCGGCACAACTCAGCTGATTGAAAAAGACATGGTCATTATTAATGCACAGTATGGTCGTGCCAAGGTGACACTAACATCTGCTGAAACTTCTGAATTCCCACCTGATCCATCTAGCTATGCTATAGAAAGATTGTCTGGTAATTTAATTGAAGCAGTATTTGTAGATGCACAAGCACAAGCCCGTGGTGACGTAGATATTGTAGACAGCGTGAAGCCGGCGTTTGTACCCAGCCACTTGGTAACTATTCCTACTATCTATGGACCAGACGCATTTCTAGATCCAGTATACAACGCCAACTATCCTGATTGGGCATTAAACCCTCCGGGACCATATGGAAATGTATATCAGGATCCGCAACGTTTCAGTAGCCATGTGAGTAGCAATGGTTCTAGCTTGACCACATTCCAAATGGAAATGGATCACTATACTGGCAATGTCAAAGCACAGGGTGCTCAGACCTATGAATCAGTTTGGGTAGATGTTACCGAATTACAAAGCTACTATAACAAAACTGGTACGGACTATATCAATGTATTAGGATATCATCCCTTATTAAGACTAGTGTCTGACCAATGGCCGGGCACAGAACAAATACAGTTGGCTACTGCCACAGCAACTGGCGCCAATGGAGTAATTACTTCGATCACTGTAAATCAATCAGGATACGGATATTTGGCACCACCTCGTGTAAACATCATTGGGTTGGGGGCCGGAGCAGTAGCCGAAGCGGAAATTGAAGGCAATAGTGTAAGTGTCATAAATGTTATCAATGGTGGTCAAGGCTACGTATTAGATCCACAGCGCGGTACTCAGATTGCTGCGATCAGCCTTAATCGTGGAGCCATTGTAAGCATATTAGTTAGATGAAATATAAAAAAATTGTAGGATTTGGTGATTCGTGGATGTACGGTGACGAGTTGTCGGATCCGTTACTGGCACAACATACCCATGATGCAATTTCATGTCAGCACTGCTGAGTGTGAAATGAAAAACACTCCCACTCTAATTTGGTCAGGCGGTTATCCTAACGAAAGTGGACACAAAATGATTGCTGAAAAGTTGATTTTTACCATAGACTCTGCTACAATGTAAGAATGCTAGACATTCTTGGGTATTTGCCAGCGAAGTCGTTGATTTGTTTTAACTGTTAGATGATAAATAAGTGTATGAAATACATCTATCTTATAACATCACCGTCGGGCAAACAATATGTAGGTAAAAGCACAGTTAGCCCCGATCAGAAGTCAATCCTATATCAATCAGCAACCAAATACTTTCCTGCTGTTAAACGACCAATTCTTGAATCTATTAGAAAATACGGATGGCATAATATGCAATTTGATATTATTGAACGCAATGATGCATGGACTTCTGATGAATTAAATGAAAGAGAAAAATTTTGGATACAACATTATAATACAGTAAATGTTGGCTATAATGTTACCGCTGGTGGTGACGGTCATGATTCAGAGTCTGCAAAAATATTTTGGCAAAATGTTTCTGATGAATGGAAAAAACAACGGGCAATAAATTGTAGCATTGGGCAAAAACAGAGATATGCAAGAGAGTCAGACTCTGCGTTGACAAGAAAGAGGAAAAGCGATTCTCACAAAGGAACTTATCAGATTACATCTCCAGATGGCAAGGAATGGATTACAAAACTTGGTCTTAAGGAATTCGCTGAAATATATAAAAACGAATTAAAAATAACTTACTGGGGGTTGTTTTCTGCCTATAGAAAATGCTATAATAATGTGGAAACAACGGTGAAAAGAAAAAATCAAAATCAATGGAAAGTCACACGAATTGATTGATATCATTTCCTATTGGAAACAAGGACGAAAAACCAAACAAACCCCATCGGGGTGGATTTCAGGCAATGCTCCATGTTGTGTACATAACGGTCAGAGAGATGATAGGCGTAGTCGTGGTGGCATAAAATCTACAGAGCAAGGGTGGAGTTATTCATGCTTCAACTGCAATTACACCGCCAGCTTTATCCTTGGCCGTACATTAAGTTATAAGGCCCGTAGGCTCTTAGGCTGGTTAGGTGTACCTGACGCAGAGATTGATGCGTTAAACTTGGAAAGTCTAAGGCATCGTAGTGTGCATGGTATTTTGGACGACCGTCAACGAGTATTCAATACGCTTAGTGCCATAGAGTTCAAAGAGTCAGAAGACTTTCCTCCATTCACAGAAATAATCACACCAGAGTTTCCACTGTATTGGGATTACATTCGTAAACGATGTGTGCCCGAAGACTTTCCAATGATGACAGCGATCAAAACTGACGGCATCCATTGGATTAGACCTTTTGTGTTGGTGCCATTTACATATGACAACAAATTGGTAGGGTGGACTGCTAGGTTCCTGGATAACCGAACACCAAGATACATCAGTGCCAGCCAGCCGGGCTATGTGTTTGGCACAGAATTGCAGCACTCAGACTGGACCCATGTGATTGTGGTAGAAGGCATATTTGATGCACTTAGCATTGGCGGGTTGAGTCTGATGCACAGCACCATATCTGATCAGCAGGCCAGGCTGATACGTAGTCTAGGTCGAGAAATAACAGTGGTGCCTGACCAGGATTCAGCAGGAATGGAATTAGTAGACCGTGCGGTGGAACTGGGATGGGCAGTGAGCATGCCACCTTGGCCTGACGATGTCAAAGATGTCAACGACTCAGTGGTTCGTTATGGAAGGTTGGCAACTCTGCTAACTATATTTGAAAATCGTGAAACCAGTAGAATTAAAATAGAACTAAGGAAGAAAAATCTTGTTAAAAGCATACGGAATTGAAGTACAAAAGTTATTCTTGGAGATGCTGCTAGAAGACCCAATTGCATATACTCGAATTTCTAACATCTATAACCCAGAGAACTTTGATCGAAGTCTACGCCCAGCTGCTGCATTCCTTAAAGAACACGGTGACAAATATAAAACATTGCCGGACCGAACACAGATATCAGCCACAACTGGAGTGAAACTACAACCAGTACCTGAACTTAACGAAGGGCACTTTGAATGGTTCATGACTGAGTTTGAAGCATTTACTCGACGTCAAGAACTTGAACGTGCAATTCTCAAAGCAGCAGACTTGTTAGAAAAGGGTGACTATGACCCTGTGGAAAAGCTGATTAAAGATGCTGTACAAATATCATTGACCAAAGACATGGGTACAGATTACTTTGCTGATCCCAAAGGACGAATTGAAAAGTATTTCAACAGTGGTGGACAAGTCAGCACAGGCTGGCCACAGATGGATCGACTGCTGTATGGTGGATTCAGTCGCGGTGAACTAAACATCTTTGCAGGTGGATCGGGCTCGGGCAAGAGTCTTGTGATGATGAACATAGCATTGAACTGGGTACAAACAGGACTAAGCGGAGTATACATTACTTTAGAACTGAGTGAAGAACTAACAAGTTTGAGAACTGATGCTATGCTTACTAACATGAGCACCAAAGACATTCGCAAAGACATTGACACAGCAGAACTCAAAGTCAAACTGGTAGCTAAGAAATCTGGCAATTACCAGGTGAAAGGATTACCAGCACAAAGCAACATCAACGACATCAGAGCGTACTTGAAAGAATATCAAATACAAACGGGTAAACGTGTGGACTTTGTGATGATTGACTATTTGGATTTGTTAATGCCCGTGAGTGCAAAAGTAAGCCCAAATGATTTGTTTGTAAAAGACAAGTATGTGAGTGAAGAACTGCGCAACTTGGCCAAAGAACTAGGTGTGCTTATGGTAACAGCAAGTCAATTAAATCGATCTGCGGTGGAAGAAGTAGAGTTTGATCACAGTCATATTTCAGGTGGTATCAGTAAGATCAACACAGCAGACAATGTGTTTGGTATTTTTACCAGTAGGCAAATGAAAGAGCGAGGCAAGTATCAAATTCAATGTATGAAGTCGCGTAGTTCAACAGGAGTAGGGCAAAAAATCGATCTTGAATACAACATTGATACCATGCGTATCACAGACGCCGGTGGTGAAGATGGTGAGAATTCATTCCGCAAGCCCAGTTTAATGGATTCTATCAAGGCAAAAGCATCAGTTACTCCAGCGGAATCTACTACCTCAACTGGCGGATGGGAACGACCACAGCCCAAGGACGGGCACGATCCATTGGATCCAAAGATTTCTGCAGATGTACAAAGTACCAAGCTAAAGCAGTTATTGGGCAAGATTAAAACAACCTAAAACCAATAAATAAGTCAAAGGCCTTACCTACATGCAAAAGCGTACCCGTAGTATTTTAGACGAACTAGACTCGATGTATATCGAGCGCGAACGTGATCTAGTAATAGAAAGCCGCGCTGTAAACATCATTGCCGGCGCGATCAATTTACTAGAACAAATCGATGCTTCTTACACTCCCGAGCAAGCAGACAATCTAACACGCAAACTGCTAAATGCAATACGCACCCGCGATGCCGGCCGATTCGCTAGAACAGTGAGGCGCAGTAATGCAGCAAATTAAAAAGCTACTCGAGGGTGGCAACGTATTTAAAAACAAATCTGGGGAATCTCTTACCCAACGAATCGATCAACGTGATGTGCCAGCTACAGTTAATTGGTTAGAACAAGTAACCGGCCTGGATTTTACCTCAGACGTTGGAGATGATGGAATACCTCTGCGTTGGTTGGGCAGCACTGGAAAAAAGCCCACATCAGGAGATTTGGATCTTGCTGTGGATCTAAACGAAATAAGCAAAGAACAATTGGCTGCTACACTCACACAGTTTGTTCAAAGCCAGGGCCTGGATCCCAGAGAATGGGTTAAAAAATCCGGAGAGGTACACTTCCAAACTCCTATTGCCGGTGATGCTAATCGTGGATTTGTACAAACTGACTTTATGTTTTTTCCTAATTTAGATTGGGGACAATTTTATTATGGTGGCGGCGCAGATTCTGCATACAAAGGCATGAACCGCAATGTGCTAATGAGCAGCATAGCTAAACAATTAGGACTTAAAGTGGGCGCCAATGGTATGTTCTCTCGAACCACAAATGAATTAGTTAGAGGTGGTATGGATCCTGACTATGTGGCCAGTGTGTTGCTAGGACAAGGTTCCACACGTGAGAATCTAAAAAATGTAGAATCCATCTATGCGGCATTGGCACAAGATCCTGCTCGCGACACCAAGCTAGCAGACTTCCGTGAATATCTCTCACGTGAAGGCCTACAAGAGCCCAGTACCACAGTTAAAGAAAACGATGTTAACTTCTTGGCGCGACTACGTGATAGAATTGTAAATCAAGGCATGATGCCCTTGATTGAAACTAAAAAAGTATACGAGCTTTATGAACAAGAACCCGCTGCTATAGGTGGTAAAGCCAAGGGCATTGAGCACTTAGAAGATTACATATTCCGCAGCGGAACAGCCGGTGTTGATCGGGCATTAGCCATAGCAGATGCATTCTATACCAATCCAAAAACTGGATCGGTGAAGTGGGATGGTAAACCGGCTGTGGTATTTGGCCGTAAGCCCGATACTGGTGAGTTTGTGCTAACAGATGATGCTGGATTTACTGCTGCCGGGTATGATGGATTATTCACCAGCCCGGATGCTATTGCCAATGATATGGCTCGTCGAGATTCTAATGCAGCAGCCAAAGGTAATGCAGCCACCCGGGTCAATACATTATTGCCAGTGTACCAAACTATTTGGCCTTATCTTGAAGCAGCCACACCTACTAACTTCCGTGGGTTTGTCAAAGGTGATCTGTTGTATACATCAACACCACCAGTTGATGCTGGTAATCTAGTATTTCAACCAAATACTGTACAATATCGTATCCCTGCTAACAGCAAACTCGGGCAACAAATTGCTAACAGTGATGTTGGTGTAGCAGTACATACAATGTATGAAGATGCTGGTGCTGTCAAACAACCATTGAGCCGAGTTAAATTCAATCCTGTGCAAGGACTATTGTTAATTGAACCCATTTATGCTAAACCTGTGCCAAAGAATGATGCAATAGTCAAACAGATTAAATCATTGTTGCGGCAGAATCGAGCAGCATTGGATACTTTGTTTAATCCCACAGAATTGCGGGCCATGAAGATAACTGATCTAGCTAAGTTAGCAATTGATTACATCAACAAGCGTGTAGATCCAAATCATGCAGCATACACTGGAGATTTTGGTGACCTAGTTCCGGGATTCTTGTCCTGGTTACAACAAACACAAACTTCGCAAAAAGTAAACAACATTGCACAATATTTGCGTAGCCCCACATCCAACGAACAAGCATTAGCAGCGGCATTCTTATTGTTTGAATTATTGCACGATTTGAAGTTAGACTTGTTGGGGCAGTTAGATGCACAAGTACCCGGCAACGAAGGATGGGTGTTTGCCACCCCTGCTGGATACGGAAAAGCTGTGAATAGATTTGATTTCACAGCTAGAAACAAAGCACGAAACAATCCTCCAACTGAGTGATTTTTTGCCAGATTCATAAATAAGTGTAGGGCAGAAACCCACTTTTTAGGAGATATTAAAATGGCAGGATTTACAAAAACAAACGGAACTACCCAACCGGTATTCCACATGGACACCGCGAATGGTAACATTCAAGGTACAGCTAACATTGCAGCCACCGGCTCAGTTAACTTCCAAGGTCCTAAGCTGGACTTTTTCAGCTTGGTAGCTAATGGTTCTTTGACCACATCTGGCAACGTAAATGGCTACATCAACAACTTGATGCAAGCTATTCAGACCAAAGCCACAGTGGCAATGTATCAAGTTAGCCCAGCAGCACCCACAGTGTTGAACTTGGCTGTGTACC